ATAGGTAGTGTACGTTCATCGGCCAATTCTGACAAAAATAAAGTAGCACTTAGAACAGGTTCATCATGGAATGCTGGAACTACTTTACAAATAGATATCGGTTCATCAGGAAGAATACAAGGTGGTGGTGGTGATGGTGGTGCTGCTGGTAGTGTTTCGGGAGACACTCCTGATACAGGTAATACTGGAACAAGTGGACTAGGAGTTGAATACGCTGCACAAATAAACAATTCTGGTATTATAAGATGTGGATATGGTGGAGGTGGTGGAGGAAGTGGTGGTGCTTCCAACCCTGATAAAAATCAGACTGACTTCGGTGCAACTGGTGGTGGCGGTGGCGGTGGAGCAGGAATTCCATTTGGATTAGGATCAGATGGAGGAGGACCAGGTTTCAATGGTGGTAATGAAGGAGGAGATGGTGATAACGGTACTAAAGATGCTGGTGGCAATGGAGGAAGTGCAGCTGCAAATGTTGGAGGTGCTTCTGGTGGTGCTGGTGGTAATGGTGCCGATCAAGTTGATACTGCTGCAACACAAGGTGGTCAAGGTTCTGGTGGTGGTAAAGGATATGATTCATCTTCAGCTGGATCAGCTGGCGGACCAAATGGATTTGGTATAATATTCAGCAGCAGCACTATTCAAAGTAATAGCACAGGAAATGTCACCTTAGATGCTGCTAATGGTGGAGTTTCAAACAGTGCAGGTATTGCTTAACTAAATTTTTTCCAATATTTTTCGTCTATTAATCCCATAGAGTGGTGTAAATATTGTTCTTTAAGTATTAAATTAACATCCCCTACTATACATAATCTTTCTTGATTAAAATTATCATCCACACTTTCTGTTCCATGAGTCAGATTACTTGGAAATAATGATACATAACCCTCAGTTGGATAAAGATAAAATGTATTTGCATTTAAATTATTAAATTCACTAATCATTGTTGCATCATCAACACGACCTTTGTAATTTGAACCTAGAAATAAACTATTTGTATTATCTTTATTTAAAAAAATAGTTTTATGTGATTTTGGTGGGATATTTAAATAGTAGACAAATGAAATATGACTCGTAGAATGTATATGCCAAGGAATTGATTTTTTATCTCTTGTTCTTGATAACCATGTCTTTGTAATACTGTAATTAAATATATCTTTAAATTGCAAAACATCAAGAACATAAGTCTTGACATGTTTTATTATTTCTACAAAAAGAGAATCAAGAGAAGGTTCCAAATGTAAAAGAGGATCTACTTGACCTTCACTTACCGTATTGGATTTTTCATTTTCTTGATAATCATACTTATGATATAACTTATAAAAATTTTTTTTGTGATTATTATGATTTTCCATTTTCTCAACAAAGATTGTTGTAGGAAAAATATTAAAAACTTCACTCATACTTCAACCTCCGTATCAGGGTTTACGTCAACATATATAAACTCCATTGTCTCATCAGAATCATTCTTACCTTGATGTAATTCTTCTACATTAAATATCTCTACCTTTCCCTCTTCCCAATAAATTTTTTCATTTGTATCAATCCACTCTATAAAACATTTATTTTCTTTTGAAATTTTCATTGGTAATTGTATTCTTTTAAATTTTTTTCCATAAGGATTATAATCTCGATGTGGTTTTGCTATTAATTTGGGTGGATATTGAATGTAAGTCAAACTATAAATTTCAGGTTTAACAAGTATATCAAATATAGACTCGCTTAATGATTTGTGGGGGTAAAATATTTTTTTCTTACCATATTTTAAATAACATATCAAAATTTCATATCCCATATGGTTTGATGTAATACCCTCTTTCCTTAAAGGAAAATTAGTATTTGATGCCCATTCATATAACCTTTGTAAATCTAATTTTGTTATCATAATTTAGTAAAAATTCCAACAGTAGCATCATTTAAATTTACTTGATAGTACTTATCATCTAATTTAGCATAATCCATAGGATTTACAACAATACCATTGATGACAGGTTTACCATTAAAACAAATTAACCAACTTTTATCATCACCTTTAAATGAACCTTTAATTAATTTACCATCCCAATCTTGCTTTATATCTAGTGGATTAAATCCAAATATATGATATGGAGTAGATGACATATAATATCTTTTTGAATAAAGATAATTCTTTACATCAACAAATTTATTATTCTCTACATCAAAAGATACAAATTTAGATTCAAAAGGTCTTGCCATTTTAACATTACCTTTAATTATTATATGATAAATTGCATGATTATCTGGATATCCGTGAGAGAATAAAGTATCTGCATCTCCCAGACTCCCACATAAAGTAAATTCTTCACACTTTTTGAGAAAATGTTTCATAATTCTATTCTTCTCATTTTAAGCAAACAAGTTCCTCTCTCGTATATTTTACCCTCAATAACTTTATCAATTAAATTATGAATATCTAGTTCACCATCAACTTTGATTGGTATATTTTCTTTTAATATTAGTTCATTTTCATCTTGAACATTTATTCTATGGTCAGTCACTCTGCACAGACTATCTACAAAACTACTGTAATCTTCCAGATCTAATTTATCTAAACCTACTGCTTTTGCAGAATACTCATCTATTGGTTTATGAGAGTGCAATCTACACAATTTTACTTCTATGGTCTTATCATCTGGATAATATTTTTTAATTTTAAATATAACTTTCATTATCTTTGATTATCTTGTGATTTTGCCCAAGTAGATAATATGTATTTGTCTTTTCCTATAGGTGGATTTCCTCTATGAGTGTGTGTAAATGCTGCAGGAAAAATAATCAATCTCCCCTGCTTTGCTTTAATTCTTTTATTGATATATAAAAATTCTGTTTCTCCACCTTCCTCAATAGTATTCAAATATAACTGAACAACTAATTTTCTGTGAGATACCTCAAGTCCGCTATTTTCATAATGCCACTTATGAAATCCACCACCAATGGGTATTTTTTTTGCTTTAGCATCGTATATTAATAATCTCTCCTCTCCTAATAAACTAAATTTTTTTAAGTAATCATTTACAGGTTTAGTTATTGATGGTAGAAATTTTAAACCAATATTATCTCCAGCTAAAACATTAAAACTATTATCATTATTACAATTAATTGTAAAATGATCTTTGGTATGATAATTTGCATCCTCCTTAAAAACCAAACCATTACTAATATAATGCTCAAGCCAATCAATATATTGTTGACAATCATCTTTAGAAATATAATTGTCTATGACTGAAATAAAATCATTTAACATAACTTTTCATCCCAAGGGTCTGTACTTTTACTAAAACGAATATTAAATGAAATGGAGATACGATCCTCCTCTGAATTATTTACCTCCACATGATGTTGTAGATGTGATGGAAATATTAACATTCTACCTTCAATAGGATTAAAAAAATAACTATGACAATAATTATTTTTCTTTATAAATTCATCCTTATATGAACTTATTTCATTAAAAGATTGAAAACTTAAAGGATTGTCAAAAAATA